AAGGCGATCAAGATTGAACAAAAGCTGACAGCCCCAAAAAACGAGAAGGACAACTGAGAACATGGACAGAAACGAATGTCTAGAAACCGCAAAAGCACTGATCAACGGTGACCGTGCTGCAGACTACGGCTCTGCCTACGAGAACCACAACAGGATAGCGTCTCTCTGGTCCCGCTATGTCTCATCCAAGTCAAAGGTTCAGGTTCAGTTGACACCTATGGACGTGGCCCATATGATGATTCTGCTGAAGGTGGCTAGGCTGATGCACTCAGGTACCGACGACTGCTATGTGGATATTTGCGGATATGCTGCTCTGGCGGCAGAGATGGATAAGGAGTATGCTAGGTAATGGAAACAACTTCCCAAGTCAGCAAGTCGCACCAACCGTGCGAAGACTGTGGCTCCAGCGACGCACTGGCAGAGTACGACGACGGACACACCTATTGCTTCAGTTGCAACCAGCACCGGAAAGAGATTGATAACGTGTCGAACATTGAGGACTACAAGAAGCCAGAGCCTGACACACGGTGGCAAGACCGGAAGATCGGCGGGGCCATCGCTGAGTTCTACGAGGTAAAGGTCCAAGATGATATTGTCTATTTTCCCTACTTCTGTGACGGAGTCCTGAAGGCCAGCAAGCTGCGTATGCCGGGTAAGGAGCACAAGACCGAAGGCGAGTTCAGCAAGTGCGACTTGTTCGGTACGCACACCCTTACCAAAGCTGCTCCGCAACGCTCCAAGACGATCATCATCACCGAAGGCGAGGCAGACGCTCTGGCAGCGTTCCAGATGGCCAACCGTATCCCTCTGGGCTCCACCAAGGTCAGTGACAGCCCCAAGAGCACTCTGGTGCCTGTCCTGAGCATCAAGAGCGGAGCAGCCAGTGCAGAGCGGGACTTTAAGAAGAACCTGGAATTGCTCGAACGCTACGATCGTGTCTTCATCTGCTTCGACAACGACACTCCGGGCCGCACCGCCGCCGAGAAGTGCGCCAAGCTTTTGTCTCCGGGCAAAGCCTACGTGGTCAACCTAGAGTACAATGACGCTTGTGAGTACACCAAGCGTGGTTTGGGCAACGAGTTCCTTGCCCACCTGAAGGACACAGACTCCTACACCCCGTCGGGTATCCATAACGGTGCGGACAACTTTGACCGACTGTGGGACGAGCAGAACATCAAGAGCCTAGCTTTCCCGTTTCCCGACCTTCAGGAGAAGACGCTGGGTACTCGCGGTAGGGAGATCATCACTTGGGCTGCTGGTACAGGCGTAGGTAAGTCCAGCATCCTCAGAGAGCTACAGCACTACTACATCAAGAACACCGACTTGAACATAGGCATCATCGCCCTTGAAGAGAGCGTGGACCGTACTCGCAGAGGTATCTTGGCTGTAGAGGCTAATCTTCCGCTGCATCTTAACGAAGTATTCAGCAAGTATCCTAAAGAAAAAGTCAAAGAACACTTTGCGAATACTCTAGGCACCGGACGTGTTTACTTGTATGACCATTTTGGCAGCATGAACACCGACGACCTGCTCTCTCGTGTCCGTTTCATGGTACAGGGCTTGGACTGCAAGGTGATCTTCATCGACCACTTGAGCATCCTTGTTTCAGGGCTGGAGATCATGGACGAACGCAAGGCCATTGACCGCACCATGACACTGCTGCGACAGTTGACCGAAGAGACCGGATGCACTCTGCACCTTGTAACTCACCTGCGCCGCCTTGGTTCTGATAGATCACATGAAGAAGGCGTGGAGATCAACCTAGGACATCTTCGCGGATCACATGGCATTGCCCAGATCAGCGACACCGTGGTAGCTTTGGAACGTGACACCCAGAGTGACGACCCAGTGGTCAGCAACACAACGACGCTGCGGGTATTGAAGTGTCGTTACACAGGAGACGTAGGACTAGCAGGTAGACTGTTCTACGAGAAGAAGACCGGACGTATGACAACCATCGAACAGGAGTTCTGATATGAGCGAAGATAACGTCAATATACAGTTTGAAGCAGAGATACAATGGGATGGTGAGAAGGTGACGGCAGAGGAATTTATTATGCGTCTCAGACCGTTAATTGTAGAACCTGTTGAAAGCATGGCTGAGTACGAAGGCGATATGTGGATGTCTGACTACCGAAAGCTCGTCGATGCCGCGTGGAAGTTAAACTCTTTTGCTACGCGCATGTCTTGGAAAAACGGAAAAGAGTACAACAAGAAAGATTATTTAGATGGCGAAGAAAAGTAAGCAGGGAGCTAACTCCTACAACCCAGTTCCTAAGACAAAACGTAGAAATAAACTTGCCCCGCGCAACCACACAAAACGCCTGAACAAACGTTCCCCATATGCAGGGTCGTTGTCAAGGAAGAGAGGTCAAGGGTAATGGAAGTAGAACTAATAGACCACATGGGTTCAGACTTGTCAGTGGTTAACGCGGCCAGGGTCAGCTTTGGCAAGGTGAGTAAAAAGCTTTCTCATAAGGACGAGAAGCTTATAGCTTACTTAGCCAAGCACAACCACTGGACACCCTTTGGGCACACCAGTGTCACCTTCCACGTTAAGGCCCCTATCTTTGTTGCCAGACAGTTGGCAAAGCACCAAGTCGGACTTGTCTGGAACGAAGTCAGCAGACGTTATGTCTCTGACAGGCCACAAGCTTGGATGTCTCATCTTTGGAGACAACAGAGCGACGATAAGAAACAAGGCTCAGAAAGCTTTGGTGTGGTATCTCAAGGTATCGTGGAGGACATCTACGGCTCTGCTATCTCGCACTCGATCGATGCGTATAATAGACTGCTTAAACTCAAGGTTTGTGAGGAGCAAGCCAGAGCAGTTCTGCCTCAGTCCACGTACACAGAATGGTACTGGACCGGCTCTGTGGCCGCCTTTTCCAGAGTGTGTAAACTAAGGCTAGAAGAGACGGCTCAGGAAGAAACACGAGAAGTAGCTGTTGCAATCTCAGACCACTGTGATAAACTGTTTCCAGTAAGCTGGAGAGGACTGAATTGTTAAACACTCTTGTGATAGACATTGAGACTGACGGGCTGGACTATTCTGTGATCCATTGCCTAGTCACTCTCGATGTGGACAACAACATTGTCAAAACGTTTCTAAGCTCTGACGGAGTGCAGGAATATTTTAACAACTTTGACAAGATTGTTGCTCACAATGGCTCGGCCTTTGACTTCCCTGCGTTGCGTAAACTATGGGGAGTAGAGGTTCCTATCGCCAAGCAGACGGACAGCCTGATCCTGTCTCGCATGGCAAAGCCCGATAGGGAAAAGGGCCACGGCTTGAAGGCATGGGGAGAACGTCTAAATTTTCTCAAGGGTTCCTACGAGGAGTCTTGGGAGAAGCTCACAGATGAGATGATAGCCTACTGTGAGCAAGACGTTCTCCTCTGCGCGAAGGTCTACGAGATTGTCTGCGAAGAGACCAAGGATTTTTCAGAGAAGTCTATAGCAGACGAACACCGTATGCAGCGTTTGGCTACACATGTTGAAGAGAACGGTTTTGCGTTTGACAAGAAGCTGGGACACAAGGTCTACTCCAAGCTCTTAGCGGAGCAGGAGGAGATCGTTATACAGATGCAGGACACCTTTGAACCAGAGGTGATCCAGCTAAAGACCAAGACCAAGCTGAAGCCGTTTAATCCAGCCAGCCGTAAGCAGATCGGGGAGAGGCTGATTGAAAAGGGCTGGAAGCCTAAGCAGTTTACACCTACAGGTCAGCCCAAGGTAGACGAGACCACTCTGGAAGACTGTGATATACCAGAGGCTCAGATACTGGCCAGATACTTTATGCTGCAGAAACGCACTGCCATGATTGATTCTTGGCTGAAGTCGTGCGGAGAAGCTGACCGCGTACACTGCCAGTACAGAACCTTGGGTGCTATCACTAACCGTATGTCGTGCAGCAACCCCAACCTGCAGCAGATACCGTCTCTGCGTAAGCCGTTTGGCCTAGAGTGCCGACAGATGTGGTGTGCAGACTACGGTAAAGTGTTGATAGACACCGACGCTGCGGGGCTGGAGCTTCGTGTTCTGGCGCACTACATGAACGACCCAGACTACACAAAAGAAATACTGGACGGCGATATACACACTGCCAATCAGAATATGGCTGGCCTGGAGACCAGAGATCAAGCCAAGACGTTCATCTACGCTCTGCTGTACGGTGCAGGTGACGCTAAGATTGGCTCAGTAGTTAACGGTACTGCCAAGGACGGTAGGGATTTGCGAGAGCGTTTTTTGTCTAATCTCCCGTCGTTCTCCAGACTGCGGGAAGCGGCGGTACACAAGGGAACATCAGAAGGGCGCTTGAGAGCAATAGATGGCCGACAAATTGTGGTGAGACATCCACATGCCAGCATCAATACGCTCATTCAAGGTTCTTCTGCTGTGCTTATGAAGAAGTGGTTTATGAACACAGCCGCTAACTTGAAAGCCAAGAAAACCGGCGCGAAGCTGGTAGCAATGGTACACGACGAGATGGTGATAGAATGTGTAAAAGAAAGCGTTGACTCTGTGTCTGACTGTGTTAAAATAGCTATATCACAGGTCAACCAAGAGTATAACCTACGCTGCAAGTTAGACTGTGACGTACAAACTGGAAACAACTGGAGTGAGATACACTAATGGCTAGTTCTTATATCGAAGGTAACCTCTACTACACATACTTGTTCGACCAGAAGGACAAGTATGACCGCTATTCCTGCGCCGTTGCTCTTGAGGGAGACCAAGTGAAGAAGGCAAAGTCTCTTAACTTGACGGTAAAGCAGGACGATTCAAAGTACAACGGCATGGCCTATGTGCAGTTGAAGAGCAACTACCAGCCAGACCTCTATAACAAAGATGGTTCAGAGTACGACGGTCCCAAGGCTTTGGGCGAGGGTACTACTGGAGTTGTTAAGCTTAGTCAGCGCCCCTACAATAACAAGTATGGCAGCGGTGTCACCACCTTTATCGAAGGTGTCAAGTTCACAAACGTTGTGGAATACAAGTCTGACAATGCTGCGTTTGACGATGACGAAGGCTCTGACGACTTTTCTAATGCCAAAGAAGTAGAAGAGTTTTAAGTGTCGGACTACGGACACTGGGATGTGAGTCTGGTAGGCAATTTTAACCCTAATGCCCATTTGGGGTTTGTCTACCAGATCACTCGCATCGACACCGGCAAGGCTTACATAGGCTGTAAGCATCTCTGGAAGTTTAAGAAGGGTAGCCGCAAACGTGTGAAAGCAAGCGAATGGCGTACCTACTGTAGCAGTAGTTCTTATTTAGTACCGGAAATAAAAGAGCTAGGTAAAGACAAGTTTAAGTTTGAAATACTTATGCTCTGTGACAATAAAAGAAATCTGTACTATAATGAAATGAAGTTACAGGTAGAACTCGGTGTCCTGGAAAACGACAATTACTACAATGCCAATGTGGGCGGGATGCGTTTCTACAGACCTGTGAAGAGTTACATTAGTGAAGAACTCAGGGACAAGTTTAGAGGAACCAACAACCCCGCCTACAGAGGCACCTTCTACGTTTTTAGAAACGACAGCATCATCGTTGAAGAGGTCATAGACACGACCATGAAACAATGGTGCAAAGAGAACGGTTACGATCATAGGCGTATCTCTGACTTACGTAATGGAAAACAGAAAAGACACAAAGACATTATAAAGGTGGAGTATGCAAATGAGCGAGAAGAAGATTGAAACCCTAGTTCCTGACATTTACGACCTGCTGGACAAAGGCAAGAAGGAACCTGACAAAGCCGCGCTGTTTGAGATGGCCTACACAATGATGGATGTTGTTCGTAAACAACTTTGGTTCTCCACTGCAGAGCGTAAACCAGCACTGCGTATGTCGAATCTAGGCAAGCCCTGTGACCGTGCTCTGTGGTTGGACATCAAGGGTGACCACGAGCCTGAGCCACTGACCCCTGAGACACGTATGAAGTTTCTCTTTGGTGACTTGGTCGAAGCTCTGGTTCTGTATCTGGCTAAGGAAGCAGGACACAAGGTTGAGGACCAGCAGAAGCGTATCGAAGTTGACGGTATTGTCGGACACATCGACGCTGTGATCGACGGACATCTTGTCGATGTTAAGTCAGCGTCTAGTTTTGCTATGAAGAAGTTCAGGAACGGCACTCTGCCTGACGACGATGCGTTTGGTTATATCTCTCAGATTAGCGGCTATGCTAACGCCATGGGCAAGAAGAGCGGTACGTTTTTAGCCATGGACAAGAGCGGTGGAGAGCTTGCTACCTACACGCACAAAGACCTAGAGGACACGTCTGCTAGGATTAAGCACGTTAAAGCTATGCTGGAGTTAGACACACCTCCAGACCGCCCTTTCAAGGAAGTTGAAGACAAACCATCAGGCCGCAAGAAACTAGATATAAACTGTTCTTATTGTCCCCATAAACAAGTTTGCTGGGCAGATAAAGGACTGGACCTGAAGTTCAGATCGGGTCGTCCAGTCTTCTTGGTGGGAGATGAAGGCAAGACAAAAGAAGAGATCGAGCATGGTTTCTGAAAATGTTCTGAAAGACTTGTCAGAGACATACAGCCCAGAGGAGATACTTGAAATCCTTGGGCTTGATAATTTTGACCTGGTCGTTCTACTCTATGATAAAATAGAAGAAAACCTACACAACTTCCAACTAAGGCCGGTAGACACTTATGACGTATAACTCAAACTTGCTTCCTACTCAGTACCAGAACTTTATCGCACTGTCCCGCTATGCGCGTTGGCTACCGGAAGAAGGCCGTCGAGAAACTTGGTCAGAGACGGTGGACCGATACGTGGATAACGTAGTGGCACCTTGCATCGACGAAGCTGAAGTTATCGAAGAACTACGCGATGCTATCTTGTCTCTGTCTGTCATGCCCAGTATGCGTATGCTTATGACCGCTGGACCTGCACTGCAGCGAGATAACACCGCTGGCTACAACTGCTCGTACATCGCCGTCGATGACATTAAGGCTTTTGACGAAGCCATGATGATCCTGCTCTGCGGTACAGGCGTGGGCTTCTCTGTCGAGCGTCAGCACATTGCAAAGCTGCCGGAGGTTCCTGACCAGTTGTTCTACTCGAACGATGTAATCGTGGTGCATGACTCAAAGGAGGGCTGGGCTAAGTCGTACCGAAAGCTGATTGCTATGCTCTACGCTGGCGAGATTCCCAAGTGGGACGTGTCCAAGGTCCGCCCTGCTGGTGCAAAGCTGAAGACCTTTGGAGGTCGAGCCAGTGGACCTGAGCCTCTTATTGATTTGTTTAACTTTTCGATCAATGTGTTCAAAGGTGCCGTAGGGCGTCGTCTGAACAGCATTGAATGTCACGACATCATGTGCAAAATCGGGGACATCGTCGTGGTCGGTGGTGT